GGTATCACTTCGGCTCTCACCGCAGGCTTTGGGCGTCTCGAAAAGATTGACTCGGCCACCGTCAAGCTGAAGCAGATGAACAAGATTGCCGGGGATCTTGGTAAGCCCCTTGTCGATGTGAAGAAAACTATTACCGGTGTCACCGACCTGTTTACCGGAACCCGATTTTCGTTGGATGAAGCCTTCACCACGGCAACAAACGCTATCGGCTCCGGTGTCACCGACATCAACAAGTATTTGACCACCGTTGCCGACGCCGCAGAATACGGCGGCACAAGCCTCTCCGATATGGGCGACGTTTTCCAGAAGATTGTCAACAAGGGCAATGTCACTGGCGAACTGTTGAGCCAACTTGATACACGACTGCCAGCCACCTCGTGGGTTCAGGAAGCTGTAGGGGCGACGGGTAAAGACTTTGACAAGATGGTTGCCGACGGCAACATCTCGTTGGACATGTTGCAGGCCGCCATTGAGGCTCACGCCGGCGGGTTTGCTCGGGCCGGCGCCGAGACTCTTAGTGGTGCTGTGGAACAGATGCACACCGCCATCGCCCGGGTGGGCGCCGACTTCCTGTCCGCCATTTTTGGTGGCGCATCCGGTGACCCGACCGAAGGCATGAAAAACGCCATCAACCGCATCACCGAAATGTTGAACGGGCTCGATGCGTGGATCAACGCGCACCGCGACCAAATTCGGGACTTCTTTGTAAATGCTGCCGCCGCCGCCGGAAGCGTCGTCGACGTACTGGGAAGCATCGTCGAATTCCTCAATCAGATTCCAGGCGGTGCAACCGCCGTTGTGGCCGCGTTTGTGGCGTGGCAGGGAATCACCGGTATCGCCGGACTTGCCGCATCCATCGCCGTATTGAACGGCATTCTCGGGGCCACCGCCGGGTTAGCGGCTGCCGCGTACGGGCCGTTAGCGGCTATCGCGGCCATCATTGCGGGTGGGGCGATTGGTGCAGCTTCTTTTGATAGCGCAATTAATGCGAACGGACCCAACTCTGAGGCGGGACAAAACGCAAAAAATCAGATGTTCGCACCCGGTATGGGTGTTCCTGGTGCATCCCGCGACCCAATCTTCGCAGCGCCAGCCGCACCGACAGTTCCCCGTTTCAGGGGAAAGCCAGGACACGCTTCTGGTGGCAGTATCACCGGACCCGGTTCGGGCACCTCGGACAGCATCCCAGCGATGTTGTCTAACGGAGAGCACGTTTTGACCGCTAAAGATGTTTCTGCTTTGGGCGGCCAGTCGGGTGTCTACTCGTTCCGCAAAGCACTCCACGCGGCTACCGGTGGGGCTGTGCTAGACGATAAACGCACTGCGGGCGCTATTCCCGCCGCGGCGGGCTCCACATCAAAGTCGGGTACGTCCGCAATCTCCAGTTTCATCGACATGGGCGGTGAGGTCATCAACGGGCTGATCGACCAGGCGGCGTCGGCGGCATCGACCGCAGCCTCGGTGGGCGCTGCGGGTGTATCGGGTCCAGGTGGTGGGGCGGCGGCCGGTACCGCTATAGGTTTGGGTACCGATGCCGCCAAACGTGGCGTCAAATACGGCTTCGACCTGCTGGGAATTCTGGCTGATTCGGTGATGGAACAGGTCACCCCTTTCGGTCAGCCACGCTGGTTAAACCAGGACTACACCGGTTTCATGCCGCAACAACAAATCACCGGGGCGCTCGGAAACTTGATGTCGGGTGGGGCTCAGCAGGCCGCCGACCCGACAGGAAGTTTGTTGGACCCGAAAACAAAAGACCACGGCACCACAATGGGTGCTTTACCCGGACCTGGAATGGGCGGCGACCCTACCGGTGGTCCCGGAGCTATCAACAACCTGATGGGCAACATTGGGCCGCAGTCACCGGACCCCATGATTTCGGATGCCAATTCGTTCCTGTCGACACAATTAGCTTCCCCTAATGCCCCGCCACCCGGTCAACAACCGATGTTCAAAATCGACAATGTGTACACCCAGGATGTGGACAGTTTGGGCCGTGAGTTAGGCAAGCAAGGCCGCTTAGCTGCCATGCAGTACACGAACAGGCCGGCTGGCTGATGGCCGATCCTCGCATCATCGCTATTCGGGTTCGCCGCGGCAACGCCGTTTTTCATGTTCACGGCCAGGACGCCGGGGCTGAGGGTGTGTGGTTGGCGGCCGGCCAAGTTCAAGGCATCTACGACTCACCCATTAAGTCGACGTGGAAGACCGGCGCTTTCCAGGTTGGGTCCACCCAGAAAGCTGTGAAACGGCTGCAACGTGACATGGAATTGGGTTTCCACGTCGTCGATTCCACCAACAGTTTTGAGTGGAATGAATCGTTGTTCCGGCAGATCTTCTTCTATGAGGATGATCAGTGGTCGGTGACGCCGAAGAAAACCATCCTCGAGGTGGTCACCGAAATTTCGGGCACCCGCAAACTCGATGTGTTGATGTATGAGCAACCTGATTTCAACTCGGCTGTCGACCCCATTGCTCAGCAGTACGGCAACCTCATTATGAAGCTGCGGGCCGGGGAACCCATGTGGTATGAGGACAACGTGGTGTCGGAGTTCACCTCGGGTGCCACCTCTGCGTCGGGAACGGTCACGGTGTCCAATCCGACCGACCAGGTGATGTGGCATAAATGGGTGTTGACGCCCGGTATTTGGACGTTGCCCGATTTTCAGTGGGTGGGCGATCCGGGGGAACGCATCCCCGGTGGGGATCAGTCAGACCGGCTGATCAACGACATCACCATCACCAACGCTAATGGTGGCGCGGTCATCGACCTGGACCGCTCCCAGCTCATGTACCGGGACTTGAACAACACCAACATTTTAGGTCAGCAGGGCGCCGCCAAAATTTTTAACTATCCGATCCCGCCCTACACCCCAGAGTTTCAGCTCCCTGTCTCGTATAAGGGTCATGTGGGTGGGGCGACAGCCCAGTTGGTGCAGCCGCGGCGTTGGTCCCGCCCGTACGGTTTGGAAGCGGTCAGTGTTCTCAACACGGGTTCGCCGAAAGACTTCACGTTGCGGTTCTCCTACCCGGGATCGTTCTCCTACCAAATCCCGACGTGGGCCGAACGCATCGACATCATTGCTGTCGGTGGTGGTGGGGGCGGTGAATCCGGCGGCCTGCTCGTTTCCGGTTCGGGAGGTTCGGCATCATCGTGGGCCTACAAGACGGTCATTCGTGGCGTCGACATCCCGTACGCAACCCGCTATCTGGCCGGTGTTGTCGGTACCGGCGGGGCCGGGGCGAAAGGATTCCAGAGCGGCTTCGGATTCATCGAACCCCAATCGGATGGTTTCGGCGGGGCGAACGGCATCAAAGGCAACGACACCTATGTGGTGGCTTCCGGTATGACCACGTTGACTTCTGTGGGCGGTGCCGGCGGACGGGACCGAGACACCGTGCATGGTGAAGCGTTGGCCGACCTGTCTTTCAACGGCAAAAACTATGCCGGGGCGCAAGTTGAGAAAGGTCCCGGAAATCAGGGCAACCATCCTGGTGGCGGCGGTGCGGGTGGCTGGCCTGGAATTCATGCCGGTGGTGCTGGTGGCGACGGCCAGGTGTGGATACGCGCCTACGGCTGGAACGGGTCGTGAGCGGAACAGGTTTTTATGTTCCCGCCGACCATTTTCCGGTCACGTTGCCGTTCATGTTCGGCGAAACCGCCGGGGATGCATTGTGCGACACCATTTGGGATGCCACCGAAACACAAAAGCTGGTCGAAGAACGCATCCGGCGTGAGCAGCCCGTAGGCCGGATCTGGGATGCGGAATGGAACTGCCAGCACGTCATGGGCTCGGAGTACTCAGCCAAGTTTTCGTGGATCTCCAACGACACCGGGCCGGGGCAGACAGAGTTCCCGTTCGAGTCACCGATAGCGCAGTGGATTTACGACTATCAAGGACGCATCGACCGCGGCGAAGGACGCACCGTCGGCATCACGGTCGATTATTGCGGCGCCCGATGGTCAGGAATTCTTGACAAGTTTTCGGTAGAGCAACGCTCCGACGGGGACCGCGTCCTGGTCGTGGATTGGGTTCACGACTACGAAAAAGCGATGAAATGGTATTACTGCGTCCCCAACCCGTTCTTGCCCGATTCTTTTCAGTTCCCGCGCGCATGGCTGCTCGCCGGCCCCAGCACGTGGATTCTGAAAATGACCCTGTTTTTGGCGATCTGGCGGGAACACAACCCGTTTTTGACGTGGCCTGACGACCCGCTCGACATCTCCAACTGGGCGACAATGGGTTTAGATATCTCCAACTGGCACACCGTCGTCAAACCGGAATCATTCCTACAAGCGATGGCATCGGGTGTGGTGTGGGGTGTGGTCACATCGCGGTGGGAATCCATGCACGACATGGCCCACTACATGCTTGAGGATAGTGAGCTGTCGGTGGTGTGCCGAAGGTACCTTCCCGGCGACGACGACCCGTGGGAAGGCGCAGATTTGCGCTACGGAACCCTCGTCATCGACGTTGTTGACAAGTCGGGCATCCAAATCGGCACCGCTAACGGCGGCACCATCTTCTCGGGCCTCAAACGCACCATCAACGAGTTCGCCGACGACTTCCTGGACTCCACCAGCGAACTGGTGTCCGACGCCGCCACCCCCAGCGAATACTTTTCGGTCAACAAACGCTACACCGACAAAACGAAACCGTACGTCATCTTCTATGAGGGTGAAACATCTGCGGTACAAACATCGTCGTGGATCTATTCACCCACCAAAGGTGTTCAAGTATCGGTGGGCGGCCACAGCGCCCCCGGCGTCAATGAGACGATCTCGGCGACCATACAAGCAATCGGAGATATCCTCGGCAACTTGGTGCAGATCGGGTCGTTGGGCGGCAGCATCGACGCACTGTTGGCACCCATCTACGAGGACACGATCTTGGCGTGGCAGTCCTACAAGTCCAATGAGCGGGCCAACAACACCGGCTGGGACCGACTGTTCTCCTACTTCCAAGACGGCGCCGGCAAGGCGTACACCATCAGCTCGCTGTTAGTGCTCAGGGCCGGTTTATGGGCCACCAAGACCGTGGTGTCCTGGAAGGTTTCTGTGGCCGACGGCCGACCGTATCTCATTGGCGATGCGGGCCAAGGCCACTTCTTCCTTGATGACCGTGTCGGATTGGTGTTGGCCGCGGACAACAAAATTCATATGGACAGGTGCCGACGTTTGGACTTGGGGTGGACGCCGGAATCACCGCCGGAATGGACCATCAATATTGGCGACGAACGGATTTGGCAAGACCCCGCCCAACGGGCACTAGGCCGAATCGAACGGCTCATTGCCGGTCTACACAATTTAGGAGTGTGGTGATGACTGCCCCGTCCCTGCCCGCCGATTTCACGTCTTTCCCGCACAGCTTCCCCACCCGCGAGAACTGCGACCCCACCAATCCGTATCAAGCGTTCCTGTGGATGTTGGTGGCGATGCCGTACATGAAAGGGGCGCAGCTCGTCCTGCCGGTCGACTATCTGCAATTCGTGTCGAAACGGCTGTGGGATTGCGGTGTCCGCCCGGTCGAACAGCCCACGGTGAAGTATCAGAAGCCGGCCGCGACCGACCCGAACTGGTTGACCTCCCCGGGGTCGTGGGTTGATGTGGACACCCCGGATCGTGATCCGGTGCGCCCGGTGGAAGCGGTGGTGGATTCTCTGGTCAATCAGCAGCAGGCCGAGCTGATGAAAGAGTTGTGGTCGCGAATGTCGGCAAAGCAGCGCCGCCAGTTGATGGATTCCGATGACTCAGCCTGACGGCTATTTACCTGACGGTGCGCTCACCGATACCGGGTTGGCGGCGTTCGCCACAAAAACCCAGTATTCGTGGCAATCAGATTTGAACACCGAAATGTCGGGCAGGTTCGGGGGGGCTCGGCTAGGTTTCTTCAATCTTTTCGGTTCTGTGGCGGTGGCTCAGGAATCGGCGAACTTCGCCAACGTCACCAACACCGTCACGAAAGCCACATCGTTGGCATCCGGGGTGACCAGCGGTGTGGCGGTCAACGATCCGTTTTCCGGTTCGGCATCATCGACGTTGGGGGCGTCGTGGACCCGCACATCCGACGGGGCCGGTGCTGGCACGTTCGGCCCGAATGGTTCCGGGTCGGCGGTTTGGACAAGGTCCGGTAACTTGACCCGCCGCCACGTTGACCGCTACAACACACCGTTGTTTACCGGCATCCAGGCAGTCATGGCCTTGTTTTTGGCCGCACCAGAAACTGGTGACAGTACCGGCACCCCGTACACCTACCTGTTAGGTCGCATGAACTCGTCGGGGAACACGTTTGTGTACTGCCGGATCAGTAGAAGCGAAGTCGCTATCGGTAAATGTGTGTCCGGGACTTGGTACGCGCCCTGGAAAACTGAAACGTGTACCGCTGCGGGCGGCGACCAGTGGACATTCTTGTTGGGCACCAACTCAAGTTTGAGTGAAATGTTGGCCATCAGAAACGGGTATGTGCAAATCCAGTACACCGATGTGAGCGGTGCGGCCACCGGGAATTTGTATGTGGGTGTGGCATCCCAGTCGGGTGCATCTCGCAGCAGAATCACCCGGATTGGTGCTGCTTCGGATTTTCAAAAAACGCCTGCCGCCCTCGATGTGTGGGCTGCCGCTGACCGTCAATCGTCTGTCACCTAGAAGGAAAGGCCCGCAATGTCTGTGGTTGTGACTCGTAAGCCTGTGGAGTTGACTGCGTGGCATCTCGTCGACCAGGCCGACATGCTTGATGCGTTGAGTGTGCTGTCCAGTGACGGATGGCGCGGATCACTATCGCCGGCCGACTCCACCTGGGTGCTGGAGCTGAACGCCGACGATCCGATCCGCCAAGTCATCGCCGCCCTGGGGGATTGGTTGGTTTTGGATGGCGGTTTACGGAAACTGTCCGATGCCGAGCTGGCAGCAGATTACGAGGTGGCGTGATGACGTTAAAAAACAATTGGGTTAACGGTGAAGTGTTCACCCCGGCCGCAGCCAACGACATGGCTAATGCTGTGAACGCTGTACCGGTTTTGACGGCAGCGGTCAATGTTTACACCGGCAGGGTGGAATGGAACGCGTTTCCGTTCGGCAACAATTTTGATACCACCATCTTTGTGGCCCCGTTAAAAACAGCCCCAGTGGTTGGCACCCAAGCCATCTATGCGATTCATCGTGTCACCGGAAACATGCACAAAAACATTGCTTTAGCGGTAACGCATGACGCCCTTGCCGCCGAAATGTTTGCGACACAGGCAACGAATGCCGGAAACCTGTGCGCCTTTGAGGCAACATGCACCGTTGACGGCACGGGAAACAGCATTGATCAGTTAATTTCTGGGGTATTCAACGCACACGCTAATGCGGGGGCAACCGGCACCGTCGGAAACTCCAAAATGGTGTTCGTCGATCAAATCCCCTATCCGCTACCCGCTGGACTGACCATTGGTACGGCGTATTCGCTGTTCGTGAGATCGCAGATTGTTGGTACGGAAAACTATTCCATGTATGTGGAGGGCGGCGATAGTGTCCTCAACGGCAGGATCTTGCCGATTACCCCGAATACGTTCGCGCTTCGGGTGTGCGCGAAACCCACGACTGTAGATGGCACAACCCTGTTTAGGGTTGAAGGACCATCAGGACAATTTCAGTTTCAGGTCACCTCAGATGGCACTGGCGGAATGGGGCCTTCGGTTTCTGGCTCCACTTTCACCGTCAATAATGTTTACCACCCCGACAATATCGCCCTGAATGTTCAACAGTCGGGATCTCAGACTGCCGACCCGTTCCGGGTCACTTCCGCAGCCGCAGCCCGCTTATTCGGGGTCACTAAAGACGGCATTGTTGCCCACACGCACGACATACAACTGGAAAAGGTCGGACAGACCCGTATCTACAACACCCAGCTATCAACCGATAGCCTCAAGCTCGGTGGGTGCGCTGGCATTGATTTCGAAACTTACACGTCCGGCAGTTATTCGACAAAATTGCAACTGACCCAGGCCGGCAACTTGGTTACTACCGGAAACATTGAGCTTGGCAATGCCTCGGATACGACAATATCGAGGTCTTCGGCAGGAAGGGTAGCCGTCGAGGGTGTGGACCTCATATCTGTGTCGTCAACAGATACGCTCACCAACAAGACGCTCACTAGCCCGACACTAACAACCCCAGTCCTAAACGGGCTCAGCACCGGAACCGGCGTCGCAACTGCCGCGACCGCTTCCACTCTGGCATTACGCGATTCCAACGCCAACGTGTCAGCAGACAACTTCCTCGCCGGTTTGACCAGCACCGCTACGGCCGCGGGCACTACCACGTTGACCGTGGATAGCACTCAGATTCAGTTGTTCACGGGAAGTCTCGCCCAGACCGTGACACTTCCGACCACGTCGGTTCCCGCTGGGGCTCAATACCAGATCATCAACAATTCAACTGGCGCTGTCACGGTTCAAAGCTCCGGGGCTAACACCGTTGTCATCATGGCTACGGCAACCGAAGCCACGTTCACGGCGTTGCAGGCAACACCGACCACGGCGGCCCATTGGGAAGACACCTACCAGGGCGGCATCGTTGCTTCCGGTAAGTCGCTGACAGTCAGCAACACATTAACGTTGGCTGGCACTGACGGCACCACCATGACATTCCCCACCACAAGTGCCACTGTGGCCCGCACCGACGCCGCGAACACGTTCACCGGCGTTCAAACCATGACCTCCCCGGCTCTGACCACTGCGGTGATCAACGGGGCCACCACCGGAACCGGTGTAGCGACAGCCAACACGGTGTCAACTTTGGTGCAGCGTGACGCCTCAGGCAACTTCGCCGCAGGAACCATCACCGCTGCCCTCACCGGTAATGCTTCTACCGCCACCAACCTTGTTGTCTCCACCTCCAGCGTCGTAAGCCTGGGCACCATCGAGTTGGGCGCCGCCACCGACACCACCTTGAGCCGATCCGCTGCCGGCGTTTTATCTGTCGAAGGTGTAGTTGTTGACACAGTTTCCGCCGCTAACACGTTGACCAATAAACGCATCACCCGGCGAATCGGCACCACCACCTCCACCGCAACCCCGTCCATCGACTGCGGCCTGTACGACCAATACAACATCACCGCGTTGGCTGTCGCCATCACCGGTGTCACCGTCACCGGAACCCCCACCGACGGCCAAGAACTGATCGTCAGAATTAAAGGCGACGCCACCCCACGCACCATCACCTGGGGTGCATCATTCTCCACCTCCGGGTTGGGCACACTGCTCGCCACGACGGCGGCAAGTAAAACCCATCTGGTCCGATTCCTGTACGACACGGTGGCTGTCAAATGGATTTGTGTGCAATCAGATTCCACCGGCTACTGATGAAACCCCTAGCCCTGGCCGCCACCATCCTCATCCTTGCGGCCTGCCAAGCACCGGTCACCCCGACGGCGGTCCCGGCCCCGCAGAAACTCGACTGCGACCTGATCTTCCCGGCCCCGTCTAACAACACTCTCAAGCCATGAAGTGGGTCGTGGGCGGCTGCGCGGTCATCTTTGTGGCTTCCTTCGTCTTTGTTTACACCGTCGTTAACACACTGTGCGACGACGATTACTGGCCCGACTGGTAATGCTGGCCGACACCGCCACCGCGCTCGGACTGTACTTCTCCGTCGTGGCGATGGCTGCTGCCGCATTCGTCAACTTGTGGATGTGAAAGGAAACCATGCCCGCACCCCTGTTCAACGAAATCAATCTCATTGACGGTTGGCCGAACTGGCAGCCCCGTTACGGACAGAAACCGCGCTACGCCGTCCTGCACACCACCGAGGGTGCCGGCGGCATGGAACTGGTCAACTACATGCGTAACGCCTCAGTGTCGTACCACTACGTCATTGACAACGACGGCACCGTCTACGACCTCGTCGACACCGACGACGCATCCTGGTCAGTGCTGGACGCCAACAACTACTGCATCAACTATGTGTTCGGGGCGTCTAGGGCGGCATGGTCGGCGCAGCAGTGGCTCGACAAAATGGGTCGAGCAATCCAAATCACGGCTCGCCTCGTCGCCCAGGACCTCATCAAATACAACATTCCGCCCGTCGTTTCTATTGGCCGGCCATACACCCGCATCAATGCTGGGGTTATCGACCACCGCTACGTCACCGAAGTTCTGGGCATCGGAAGCCACACCGACGTCGGTGACGGTTTCCCCGTCGATGTGTTCAAACAACACCTCATGGCGGCCTACAACGAACTGAAACCGAAAACCCCGGGCATCCCGCCTGTGAAACCACCCACCCCGCCGACAACGCCGGTGGCACCGCCGAAACCGGCGTTCTCGTACCCGTCCCAAGCGGAAATGATCATCCAAATTTGGGAACAACTGTTCGGCCCCCGAGGCCGCGGTTGGCCCCAACTCGGCGGCCACACCCTTGTCGATGCGGTAGCAGAAATTGAGAACAAAATTAGATGAAAATTGCTGGCGCATGGGTGGGTTTAGGGCTCGGCGATTCCTCCGACGAAATCCGAAAAATAAAAGCCCATCTTCGGAAAAAGTTTAGTTACGCCGCATCGTTGGCCGACACCCCAGAGTATGACCAGCAGATGGTCGATGTGATCTACAAGTTGCAGGCCGCCTACTTCGCCCAAGGCAAACTGGCGAAGAAACCGACCGGCATCATTGACCGTGCCACCAAAATTGTGTGCGGCTACATGGCCCCGCCACCGCCAATTGATTCCCGGCCGGTCCTGCTGACGGTCTGCGGGACAGGGGTGCCGTGGTGGATCGGACCTGACGCCGACGTCGCCAGGGCTGTCGAGGACCGCTACAAGTGGCAGCCCATCGGCTACCCCGCCCAACCGTTCCCCATGAACCAGTCCGCCCAGGCTGGCCGGCAGGAACTGTGCAACCAGTTTGAGCTGCACCGCGAACGCATCGAAAAATATGGTGCCGCCATGATTGGCTACAGCCAAGGCGCCATCATCACCGCCGAATGCTGGGAATTCGACATCAAACCTGATGGCGCCCGACTCAACTGGGCCAAAGACCATGTCGTTAAAGCCGTCACGTTCGGTAACCCGATGCGGGAAGCCGGCCATGTGTGGGCCGACCCAGGCGCACCTGTGGCACCGATGTCCTCCCACGGCATCGCCGACCAACTCCAACAAGACACCCCGGCCTGGTGGCGGAACTACGCCCACAAAGGCGACCTGTACACCGACTGCGAAGGGCAGTCCGGGGAAGACAAAACCGCGATCTACAAAATCATTATGGGAACCCGAGTGTTTAAAGGCCCCGACAACCTTCTGGCGCAATTCCTTGAGCTGGCCAAAGACCCCGTCCCGGAAGCCACCGGCATGTTCAAAGCGGTCATCGACGCCGGCATGTTCTTCGTTCACGGCACCGGCCCTCACATCAACTATTCACCCCAGCCCGCTATCGACTACCTACGCGCCGCATAGGACATCATGTTCACCACACCGTTCATCACCTCGGCGTTCTGGTCCGATGCGTTCACCCGCTGCGTCAGAACGTTCTGCCAAACGTTAGCGGCGGCCCTCGGCGGCTCAGCCCTCAACATTTGGAATGCGTCCTGGCATCAAGCCGTCGGTTTGGCCGCCGGGTCCGCGTTTCTGGCGATCCTAATGACCGCAGACAGGTGGACCTCGGGTAGCAGCCCGGTGATTGTCGAGCCGGTCGCTGAGCAGCCTGTCGCTTTCTTCACCCCGAGTGGCGGTGGGTGCGGGGATGACCTCCGGTGAACTTTCCAGCCGACGCATCGAACTGGCTTGACGTGTTCGACCACTTTATCGTCGTCATCGGGGCCATCATTTTGGCCGGCATTCCTTCCTACTTCGCTGCCCGTAACCACAAAGGCATCAAAGAGGTCCAAAACCAGGTGAAGAACGCGCACACCACAAACTTGCGTGACGACCTGGATCGGGCCATCAACGCCGTCGAATCCCTTGGGACCGACGTCCGCGGCCTACGCCAGGACCTCGCCAGCGAGGAAGACCGCCGCCGCCAGCAGATCGCCGAGCTGCGCGACGAGGTGGAACGCCGACTCAACCGATAGTAGGCACCAACCAAGGAGCACCTAGTGTCCCTAGCAAATCGGCTTGACGCAGTAATCCCCACCCTCAGCAACAAAGGGTGTCGGACGTGCGCTTGGCTGAAAACCCTTTCACCGAAAGACGTCGAAGCCTTCCAAAATTGGCTCACCTCGGGCCGTTCCGTAACGCAGTTGTGGGAAGTGGCCACCAGCAGCACCGACAACCCGCTGAGGGTGTCGATCACCGGTTTAAGACATCACGTTCGAGCACATCACTTATGAGTTTGGCTGACCGGTTGACGGTCATGCGAGAGGGCGTCCGCAACAAGATTCTCATCTTGGATGTGGAACGCCTGCCCGGGATCACCAAACAGTATTGGTGGGACCGCGGCGATTTAAAGAACCGGTATATCCACTACGAGGCTGTGGAACGCCACCCACGGACCACAATCTGCTGTGCCAAGTGGTATGACAGCGACGAACTGATTGAACTCGCTGAATGGGACACAGGGGGCCGGAAACGGTTCCTCAAAAACATTTATCAACTCATGGCCCAAGCCGACATCATCGTCGGGCATAACCTGGACCAGGCCGACGTGCCCTGGCTGGCCGGGGATCTTTTCATTGAGGGCGGCCTGCCACCACTGCCACCATTCAAAACCGTTGACACTTTGAAAGTGCTGCGAAAGCAGTTCAAGTCTGGGGCACCGTTCAAATCGTTGGATGCGTTCTGTCAGATAGCCGGCATCCCATCCAAAACTGACCGGTACGACCGGGAAGCGATGGAACGGGCTGTAAACAAATCGGTGGAAGACCGGGAACGGTTAGTGGCCTACTGTTCGGGCGACGTGATCGCCACCCAAGGCCTGTACGACTTCCTACGCCCATTCATCAACAACCATCCCGCACTGTTTGTCGACGGCAAAGACTCCCTCACCACCTGCCATCGCTGCGGAAACGACACCAAACCCATCCCCAGGCGCTACGTCGCCAACGTCCTCACCTACGCCATGCGCCGATGCACAGTCTGCGGCGGCCACTCCCGAATCAGCATCGAACCCGAACGTTTGAGCATCGTCAGGTCTGTCTAGGGGACACCATGAAGCACGCCGACATCGCATGGCTCGCCCTAGCCGCCGGCATCGTCATCTACGAAACAGCCGCCCCCACCGACCAGCTCCTATCCCAAGCAGTCGACCGCTACCGCGCCAAACACCCCTTCATCACCAACGGCGTCATTTTCTACATCGCCATGCACCTGTTACGGCAATGGCCGAAACGGGCCGACCCGCTCCACCAACTTGCGGTCAAGCTCAACAAATGACCACCCCCGTAGAACGCCTCCGGGCCGCCATCCAACGCCTCCTCAACGACGAAGGCGACAACTGGGTGTTAGGGCAGTTCGTGCTTGCCCTCGGCCTCGAGAAAATGAACTCCGACGGGGCCATCGAATCCACCGCCTGGGTGTGGGCGCCGGCCGACCAACCCGACTGGATCACCGACGGCCTGCTCCGGGCCGCATCCGAGCTGCGAGAAGACGCAGACATCGACACCGACTAAACCCTGTACCAGAAACGGTACAACCCAGGGGCCGTGACTGGTTCTACATCGCGTCGAAATCCGCACGGCGGAACCGCGATGGACGTGCGTTCGAATCGCACCGGCTCCACGATGTAGCACATGTTTACACATCCGTAAACGTACAAACCCCACCCTCGGGTGGGGTGCTTTTTTGCGTTCAGCCCAGCATCTCAAGCGCGGCCCGCTGTCGGGTATCGGTAGCCGCCACATAGATCGCCGTCGTCGACAACTGCGAATGCCGCGCTAATTCCTGCACCACCCGCAGATCCGCGCCCCGCTCCACCAGCTCGGTGCAAAAATAGTGGCGCAACGAGTGAGCGGTACCGGATACCCGACAGCGAATCATGTGCAGCCGTATTCGCTGCGACACCGTTTTGCCGCCCAGGTGAGTGCCGCGTTGCGACGGGAACCAATACCCGCGCGGCATCTTCCGGGAGTACGCCAACACCCGGCGGTGGATCGGAACCACATATTCGTGACCGCCTTTACCGCGAACCCGCAGCGTTTTGGCGTCGTGGTCGATGAGGCTGCTGTGCATCCGCGCTATCTCCGACACCCTGAGCCCTTGGTAGCCGCCGAGCAGCAGCATGGCTGTCAGGTCGTCGTCGGGGTATTCGGTGAGTAGCCGCCGAAACGATGGATCGGAGATGGGGCGGGGTGCCCGTTTGGGGCGTTTCGCCGCCCTGATCTGTTCCATCGGATTGTCGTGCCGCAAACCGGTGAGGGTTGTCCATTTGAAGAACGCGCTCAGAGTGGAGTGCCATGCGGCCCGGGTGCCGTGTGTCACGTCGCCGTGACTGATCCATT